ACGAGCAGGGGAAAACCTGGTCATCCGGCCCGCCCCCTGTCCACGGCTCCAGCCAGTCCAGTACCGCGAGGGCCTGTCGGCTCAAGGGAACCAGGTGGTCCCCGTAGTGGCCCTTCATCCGATCCTTCGGGATGGTCCAGACCGCGCGGTCGCGGTCGATCTCCTGCCAGCGCGCCGGGCGCAACTCCCCGGAGCGCAGGAAGGTGTAAGCCGACAGCAGGAGTCCTGCGCGAGTGGTTGCCTCGCCTCGGAAGCCCCGGATCGCGCGCATGAGCCCGCCAACCTCCTTCGGGTCAGTAAGGCCCGGATGGCTTCCAGATTTGCGGTTTATGATCGCGCGGCGCACACTCAGGGAGGGGTTATGCTGCACCAGCCCCCGCGCCACCGCGTAGTCCATGACCTGCGTGATCTTGCGGTGCATATCCTTGGCCTTGTCGAACTTTCCCGTCTCCTGCACCCGCTCGACCAGGGCTAGGACCTCCGGGCCGGTGATCGTCCCGACATCCCGCTTGCCGAACTCGTGGCATGTCGCGTCGAGGTTCCAGCGCAGCTTGTTGGCCGTCGCCGCCGCGATCCCCTCGGCCACCCGCTTCTTGTAGAACATCTGGCAGAGGGTGTGCCACTGGCGTTCAAGGGGGACCTCTCCGGGGCGGGCTGGGGGCGTAACCTGTTTGGCCGTCCCCTCGCCGCGCGGATCGGAACCCGCTTTGACGAGCGCGTTGATCTCGGCAGCGCGGCGGCGGGCTTCCACTAGCTTGACCTCCGGAAACTCTCCAATCGTCTCTTTCCGTTGCGCGCCCCCGAACCGGTAAGACTTGACGAAGACCTTCGCGCCGGTCGGTCGGACCTCCAGCGCGAGGCCGATACCGTCCTTCAACGCGAATTTCTTCTCGGCGGGGGCGGCTTTCTTAATCTGTGCTTCTGTCAGTGGCATCGCGGTCTCCTGTGCAACACTTCCTCTTTGGTAGCTGCATAACCTGTAAGTTTCAACCGATTGTTGACTATTCGTGCAACAGCGATGCAACATTTTTGGGTACAGCAAAGACGCGAATGGGCGCGAAAGTCGCCGCATGTCGGGTGTTTGCACTGATAATGTGGAATAAAAGTCTAACCTGACAGTTTAATTCTACACTTGTCAGGTTAAAGTGGTGCCCGGGGGCGGAACAACTTTTTATGTTTTTCAGAGGCTTACTGACCTCATTTTTCAAAATGCAACAGCTATGCAACATTTTAGCCAAAAGGTTATTATTCCTTTTTCGAGCAAATTCATGCGTCTAGCACTATGCAACAGCCATGTTCTCAACTCTGGTCAGCTTCTCGTAAGTTCTTCCCGCTGTATCCTGCATCCGATCACCGGCAACCCGGTTCACCTGTAGGACGGAAAACCCGCCGAACTTTTGCCGGGGTGCGTCGGTCAGATCGTATAGGTTGATGCCTACCGTGGGCTGGTTTTCCCCTCCCGGGGCGGCTGCAAGAACGACTGCCAGGATGCGGGCATCCCGGGCTGGCTCGTTGACCACGAAACTGAACGTGTCCCCATCCACTGTGGGACTCGCCGCAATCACGTCAAAGCTGTTCCCTTGCACGGTCGCATGGAGGTCTACCGGGGCCGCGTCGGCTTTGGGGTAGGAAATGCGACCACCGCTCATCTCGATCAATCCGGCCAAAACGGAAGCCGCACCTCTGGCTTTTTCAACCTCGGGAACACCCTCGGGGCGGTCAGTAGGCTTCCTGCCCAGCGCCAGCCAAACCTCGTCAACCCGGAGAACCTGAGCGATCTTCCGGATGTTATCCGGTCGTGGGCGGGCCGAGCCGCTGAACCATTTGCTTATGGTGTTCGCCGAGACATCGAGCCCGGTCTCCTTGCGCAGCTTTTCCAGAAGCCAAGCCTGCCGACCGTAAGGGGTCGGCGGCGCGAGGGGGTGTCCATCCACCGCGCGCTCAAGCCGCTGTCCGAACTCAATAGTCGTATCCTGGGTCATCTCTGTCTCCACAAGTATCGGCAACATTTGCGCCTATATTTCACTCATATGTGGAAACTTAACCTTTATGCAAATTGAAAATACGTATCAAAAGTTAGCCAATAGTTGCGAGTCGCTCCTATTGGGTTATGTTTGCGCTACCGGCGCAACATTTAGGGCGCGTACTAACCTTACGCGCGAGTTGCATTCGGATTTTGAAATATTTCGTGTTGTAAGTCTCCGCTCATTCGGCCCCCAAATACCACCGAACGGCGTCGGTGATTCTGTCTTGAGTCGCCCCTTTATCGTCAAGCAGAGGAACCATCTTTGCGTCAAAAGTATGGCGGCATAGGATTAGGTGCAGAAAAACCTTCTCTGCTGTCTGCCCGGGGCGCGCTAGGCGGGCGTTGAACTGCTGGTAGAGTTCGAGGCTCGCGTTCAGGCCGAACCATACGATGTGGTGCCCCCCGAACTGGATGTTCATGCCGTGGCCGATGCTCGCGGGGTGGGCCAAGAGCATCGGGACCTCGCCCTTGTTCCACGCATCCAGCGCGCCCGGCTCCGTCGCCTCCCGGGCCTTTGGGTATTTCTTTTTAATCCGATCGAGGTCGAACCGGTAGCTGTAGGCCACTAGGAGGTTCGCCCCGTTGGTCTCCGCGACTATGGATTCCAGAGCGTCCATCTTGTGATCGTGGATGTGGATCACCTCTCGGGTGTCGGTTGCCTCATCGGTCCGGTACACCGACCCGTTGGCGTACTGGAGAAGCTTCGCGGTCAAGACGCCTTTGTTCACGGCCTCGATGTCGTGCTCCTCAAGAGCCAACTCGCGCTGAAACCTTTTGTAGGCTGATAGCTGCTTGGCCGTGAGGTCTACCCAATGCTCCGTGATTATGACCGGCGGCAGGTCGATGTAGTCTCGGGCTTTCATCGACACCATGATGTCGGAGATAAGCCCCATGACCTCCTCCTCCGCACCCTCTCTGGGAAACCAGTTCCAGCCGTTATAGTCGGAGGTGAACCAACGATCGAGGAACCGCTGTTTCGTCGTGCCGAGGCGCTGGCCTTGGTCTATGACCGCAACTTGGCCCCACAGGTCGATCAGACCTTTCGGGGTGGGTGTGCCTGTCAGTTCGATCACGTAGTCCATGTGCTTGCGGACCTTGGCGTACACCCCGTACTCGGACAGGTTCATTCCGCCTGTCCGCTTCTTGCCCTCCTTGAGGCGGGAGGACTCGTCATAGACCAGGCAGTCGAAGGGCCAAGACACTTTAAGTTTCTGGAGCGTCTTGTAGAGCCAGACCACATTTTCCCGATTGATGATCAATATCTCGGAAAGTGGGTCTTGCAGGAACTCAAGGAGCAACGCCTCGCGCTTCTCTGGTGTAAGCTTCTGCCCGATGGAGCCGACTACCGACCTCCAATTCAAGGGGCGCAGATGCTCCCAGTTCTCGAACTCGTCGGGCCATGTCTTCTGCGCCACTCTGAGAGGTGCGACGATCAGAACCTTGCGGATCAGGAACATGTCGAGAAGTCGCCGTACAGCGGTTGCCGTGGTCACGGTTTTCCCCATGCCCATCTCGATTGCGAGAAGCGCGCCGGGGAGATTTCCGAAATCCCCGACAAGCCTGTCGATCAGCGGCGGCTGGTATGGCCGCAAATCAGCCGTGGTGCGGATCATCGTCTATTACCTGCGGGTCGAGTTCTTCGTCGGGCCATTCGGCATCGCAGACCGGGCAACGCCAGTAGCCGAAGGCCGGAACTTTATCCCCGCCACCACAACCCTCGCACTCCAGGTCTGTCTCAGTGTTCTCTGGCGCTTCACTCATGCTTTTCACGCCCCTCGTCCCAGGCGTCGAAGACAGCGCGACCCTGCTCGATGGAGTCCACGACATGCGCGTTGAAACCGTGGGTGATAAGCCAGTTGATTTCGCGCCGTTGGTGTGGGGATAGCTTCCCGTTCGGGTCTTTGAACTCGATGATGATCAGTTCACCGTTGGCCCGCATGAACCACCGATCCGGGCAACCGCGCCGACCGACGAACTCCATTTTACGCTGCCGCCAGCCCTTGTTGTGAGCGTAGTTGCAGACCTTTGCCTCGATGTATGCTTCCCGTCTTTGCATGTCACAGGCCATCACATGCCCAGGAGCGCGTCGTGCAGACGCTTGTAGACCGGATCAGCTAGTTGATCCCCGTGGCGCATCGAGACCGCCCGCGCGGCAACCTTGAGTTCTTGGAGGGTCACGGCGTCCACCGTGGCGACCGGCCTCTCGTGGCTGCGCTGGACGGTGACATGGCCCTCCAGTAGAGACTGGCTCCAGACGCCCTCGGCATGTCGGTTATTGAGCGGAACCTGCTTGAACCACATGGTCGGCTGATCTTCTGGCGGATGGGTCATTGCACGTACTCCTTCGCCGGGGCTTCGGCCTCTGCTCTCGGCGCGAAATAGACCTCGAAACGCCCGTCGAAGAACTCAGAGGCCGGGCGGGACCAGATCGTCCCGGTCTCTGCGTGGGAGTAGATCACGATGGGCCATAGGTTCGCCTCATCGACCGCGAGCATCGCGATCCGGTAGATGTGGCCGGTATTCTTGTGTCGCATAAGCATCTCGTTCTCCTTAATCCTTGAGGAAGATGGGGGTGGTGAATCCAGCGGCCTTGAGCGGAAGCTTGTCGTCGGCCCAATCGGGAACCGTGGTCAGGCAGCGGATCAGAGTTTTCAGGTCCCGCTCTGCGAGACTTTCGGGGGACAGGGCCACGGCCTGGTCGTGGACGTGCAGCCGGATGTCCAAACCCTCGGCGTCTGCCAGGGTCATGCCATGCGCCAGAAGATCGCGCTCAACGGCCTGCGTCACGTTTTCCGCAAGCTTCCCGGGGTGGGTAGTCACGCGCCGCCACTGGCCGTTTTCCATGTTCTCGTAAGTGATGGACTCGCGGTAGACCGGCTGCCCCGAGCGGTCCTTCCAGGGCATTTTCCGGTTCTCCATCCGGGGGCGCATGTAGTGAAGGAAGCGCCCGCTCGGCAGGCCGATGCGGAGGAAGGGCTTCTTAAAGTCGATCGTCAGATAGCCGACGCGCTGCGGGCGGCGCGTCTTGATGCAGCGGCGGACCGCCTGGTCCATGTCCGCCCAAAACTGGACCACATCCTCGAACTTCGCCCGGAAGGTATCGACGGAGAGCTTTGCCATCTCCGGGGTGAGCGGGACGTGCATCGCCCAGGCGTACCCGAGCAGGCCCGTGGCCTCGATCTCGCCGGTCTGGTAGTTCTCCCGCTGCTCCCCTGCCCCGAGCATATACCCGCAGCCCAGGACCCCCGGCTTCGCAGTCGTTCGCTTGCTCTTGTTCCCGGCCTCAACCTCGGCCTCGATCTCCGCGTACGACATCTTGAACATGTCGGTCGCAAAGTCGATGTAGGGGTCAAGGCCGTCCCGGAAGACCCGCAGAATCTTGTCATCGCCCGCGAGCCAGCCGAGCACCACGTTCTCGATCGCGGACAAGTCGGCGTCTACAAGCAGGTATCCCGGGCCGCTCTGCACCACCGGTCGCACGGCGGCTGTCAGAACCTCCATCGGGTTCTCGTACTTGTCCCAAATCTCCTGGACAGACAGATGCTCGACATCGTAGACGCACTCGGCAACACGCTTTTCGAGGCTCTTGTCGGGCTTGGGAAGGTTTTGGGGCTGGAACCGGCGGCCAGACCAGCGCCATGTGCGTCCAGCGCCCGCGAACTGGTGGCACCCGCGAAGCATCCCGTCTTCGTCCGTTGCGGCCAAAAGGGCTGAGAATTTCTTGACGGACGCTTTCGAGACCCGGAGCCGCAGATCGAGCACCTTTAGCAGCAGGCGATCCGTGCCAACGAGGACCGAGTCAAGATACTTTGCCAGCGGTCCCGAAAACTCGGCAACAGCCGCCTCGGCTTTTTCTATCCGCTCCTTGGCCGCTGCTGCCGCGCGCTCGACATGGCCCTTCTTGAGGTCGAGAAAATTATACCCATGCTCTCGCAGCCAAGGCAGGATTTGCTGGTTGGAGTTCGGGTTGTCCAGCCCGGTCAGCTTCTCCATCTCCGCGAGATCGTGCTTGATGGTGGCCTGCGCCAACCGGACGGCGGCGCGCACGGCTTTCAGGTTGATCGGGATTCCCGCGTCGTTGATCTTCTGGTCCAGGTGCCACAGCTTCCATTCGTGGTCTGGCATCTGGAACCGCTTGAGCCGCTTGTAGATCGCGCGCTCCGCCTCAACGTCTCGCACGTTGTAGGCCAGAAACTCCTCCCAATCCTGGGGGTCCGTGATGTGGTCGCTGCGCGTCCAGGGTTTAAGCTTGGACGGCTTCCTCGGCATACAGAACTTGCGCACGAGGTTGGTGCCGCGCGCCATCTTCTTCTGGTCTTCGCCGAGGCCGATCACCTCGCCACACTTGGACAGCTTGCCCGGTAGCGATAGCGAGAAGGACAGGGCCATCACATCGAGCCAGCGTTCCTTGGGGATTTGCAGTCCGAGGGTGTGCTCGGTGATCGCCATCTCGAACGGCGCGTTCCACGCGGCCAGCGTGACGCTGGGGTCGTGCAGCGCCGCCTTGAGGTCTGCGGGCATCGGCTCGCCGAGTGCGGGGACCCATTGCTTGATTTCGCCCTCGGCCCAGCCGTAGGCCAGCATCAGGACCTCGGTTGACGGGTGCCTAGCGTAGCGAGATGCCCCGGCTTTGGGCAGGTCGCATTCGCTATAAGTCTCGTAGTCGAGGTGCAGGATCGGGCGGTGCGGCGGGGCTTTCCCTGCCAGCGCGATCTTGCCGAGGTAGGCAGCCAGCGCGGGCGCAACGGCCTCCGCGCTGTTCTGGTCGAAATGCTGCCATCCGAAGGGGAAACTCATGCGAGAAGGTCCTCCAAAGAGGGCTCAACGAGTTCCGCATCTACGACAGCAGGTCGCTCACGCTGGGTTCCTCGCCAAGCAGCGCCGCGATCTCCGGGTCTACCGGCAACGATTTCCGCGAGAGTCGCATCGAATTCTTCGATGAAGGCTTGGGCGAGCGGCGCGACAATGGCGTTTCCGTAGGCGCGCAGTCGTCCCACTCGCCCGGCAACCCCATCAGCCAGCGGGAATGTGCCGGGTTCAACTGGCCGCCACTTTTCATCTCGGCATAGGAGCCAGTCCGCATCTCCCCAGAAGCCAGTAGTCGCACCGGGTCCGAATCTTCCACTGACACCAGCGCGGTCAACTGGGCCTGTCGCGGTAGCTGATCGAGACGGGTTCTCCCTCCGGGGCCCACTTCCGACATCCCCGGCGTATCCTTGTAGTCCCGTGTCGTCGCCGTAACCCACCCCGTCTGGAGCAGCCCACAG